ACCTCGGCGAACTGGTTGCCACCCCCAGACTGCTGGCCCAGGCCGCCCGTTGCACCGTGCGCTTTACCATGCCCGCGGCCGTGACCCAGCCACTGCTGATCCCGATCGGCACTCAGGTCAGCACTCAAGATGCCAAGCTCACCTTCATCACCGATCGGGACGTGGTGATGGACGTCGGTCAAACCCACGTGACCGTCACCGCAACCTGCCTGACCGCGGGCGAACAAGGCAACGGCTGGACCGTCGGCCAGATCAGCACCCTCGGCCACTCGCCAGTGGCAGGCCTGACGGCCAGCAATGCCACGATCACCGCTCACGGCGCCCAAGATGAAGACGATGGCCGCTACCGAGAGCGCATCATCCTTGCCCCCGAAGCCTTCAGTAACGCCGGCAGCCGCGCCGCCTATCGCTACCACACCCTGGCCGTCCATCAGTCCATCATCGACGTCGCCGTCCATGGCCCAGACGAAGGCCAGCCAGACGGCCACGTCGCACTGTTCCCGCTGACCACGAACGGTCTGCCAACGGACGATCTACTGCAGCGCATAGAGCATCAGGTCAGTGGCGAAAAACTGCGCCCTCTGTGCGACACCGTCAGCGCGCTGTCACCCACCGAAGTCGCCTACCAAATAAAGGCAAAAATAACCTTCTACGCCAACGCCGACCGCAGCGTCGCCATGGCCGCCGCACACGCCGCCGCGCAAACCTACGCCAACGAATGCCGTGCTGCGCTCGGCCGCGATCTGGTGCCCGAACAACTCACAGCGGTGCTTCAAGCCCCGGGCGTATACCGCGCCTATCTGCTGCTACCGGCAGGCCTACGTGAGCTGCAGGGCAATGAGTGGGCCAACTGCTCCGCCATCCAATTGATCGATGCCGGGGTGGCCCATGACTGATCAGCCGCTGCCGCCTCCTTTGGCTGGCGATGAGCGTTTCACGCTGCTCTGCGAACTACTTAACCAGACGTTGGCCGACCTCGATCTCACCGTGATGCTGGTCTATCTAATCGACTTGGTGAAACCCTCGCTGCTATCGACGCTGGCCGATCAGTTCTCCCTTCTCGATGAGGCAGTCTGGGGCCTGGCCGAGTCCGAAGAAGCCAGACGAAACCTAATTAAGAGCGCCGCTGAACTGCATCGTTTCAAGGGCACGCCATGGGCGATTCGCGAGGTTATTCGCCTGTTGGGCTTCGGCGAAGTCACCCTTCAGGAAGGGTCTGACGCGCAACCGAGCACAGAGTCATCAGCCTGGCCTTTGTACCGGGTCATTTTGAAACGCGTCATCACCAACGATCAGGCGGTGCTCCTGCGCCGCCTTCTACTTTCCGTCGCCCCGGCACGTTGCCGTCTGGTATCACTCGACTATCAGTCAGTTGCCATTCGCTACAACGCAGTCGCGCGCTACGACGGCCAATACAACCATGGGAGCAGCTAATGGCCGATCTACCCGAATCCCCCGACTGGGCACCTGGCGTCTACCAACTCGAAACATCCGACCCGGTACTGGGTGGGCCAGAAGGCATTACAAACCTACCGGCCAAGCAACTCGTCAGCCGTACTCGTTGGCTCAAAATGAAAGTTGAATCTTTCATTGATGGTACGCAGTCAGTGGGTAAAACCGTCAAACTCGTCACGGCCCGTACCATTTCAATCTCTGGCGCAGCCATCGGCCGAATCAGCTTCGACGGCAGTGCCAACGCCGAAATCCCTCTGACGCTAAAAAACAGTGGCGTAACAGCAGGTACCTTCACCAAGGTACAAGTCGACGCCAAAGGCATTGTCACCGCAGGTTCAAACCCTACTCAGTTAGCCGATCATGGCATTGCCTTCGCCTCCCAGCGTGAAGCGGAGGCCGGTGCAGATACCAACAAACCGATGAGTGCACTGAGGGTGTTCCAAGCGATCGCCGCCAAGGTCGTTCAGGCGACAGCAAGTGTGCCGGGCATCGCGGGGATCGCGACGCAAATCATGGTCAAAGCGGGCACCGACAACCGCACGATAGTGACGCCAGAAACGCTCGCAGCCATGTTCCCGTTCCGTGGCCGGGTCGTCTACGAAAAGCCGGGGGTATACACCTGGGACGTACCGTCTGGCGTGACTAAGGCCTGGGTGGTCGTTATCGGAGCCGGTGGAGGTGGCGCTAAATCTGCATTTTTTCCGGGGCCTTTTGGCGGCGCTGGTGGTGGTATTGCTAAAAAGTTGATCAATCTGATGGGCATAAAGTCTGTAACTGTCACCGTGGGCACAGGCGGTGTCGGAGCTACGGATAATGGCGTAGGAGGCACCGACGGCGGCACCTCATCGTTCGGCGTTTATATGTATGCCACGGGTGGTGCTGGCGGAATGATCAATAGCTCTATTCCAACTGCGGGACGCGGTTTTGGCGGTGATGAAAACCATAGTATTGAATCAATTGGCCACATGTTGGGACCTGTAAATGTAGCTGCTTATAACGAGGGCGCTGGTAAAGGTGGGGGGGCCGGGTTTGTAAGTAATGACTACCGTAAGCCGAAAACCCCAGGGTATGGGGGCAATGGATATGGTGGCCGTCCCGGCAGGTCGACTGATGGCGCAGATGGTCAGGCAACAATCCAATGGTGATGAGCATGTGGGCGCGCATAGAAAACGCAACAGTAGCTGAAGTGACAAACATCGACCCGCAAGGCAGATTCCACCCCTCTTTAATCTGGGTGGCGTGCCCCGACAGTACGCGCTCAGGCATGCAATACGCAGATGGATTGTTCACTGTCCGTCCTCTTGCGCCAGCCGATCATGCCGCGCAAATTGCCGTCGTGCGTTATCTGCACGAAACAGCAGGCATCACCGTCAACGGCGTGAGTATTGATACCAACCGCGACAGCCAAGCGTTGATCACCGCCGCGGCGCTATCTGCCGTCATTAACCCGACTTACGTGTGTACCTGGAAGGCGCTGAGCGGACCGGTCGAGCTGACGGCAGCCCAACTGATCAACATCGCCGCCGCCGTACGTGCCCATGTCCAAGCCAGCTTTGATCGCGAATGTCAGTTACTTGAAGCGTTGGCCGAAGACACCTACACGGTCGACATGCTTGATCACGGATGGCCGGCAACACAAGGGGCATAACCATGCAGGAAATACGCTGTGGCGAATGCCACCGCAAACTCGCCGCCATCCGCGGCTTCATCGAACTACAAATCAAGTGCCCGCGCTGCCGGACACTCAATCACCTGAAGGCCCCGAGCCTCCTATCCGAATGCCCTGAGCATCTGCCCAATAAAGAGCAGACATGCCCCAGCCCACCATTGGAAGCCTGTTCACAGGCATAGGAGGTTTTGATGTCGGATTCGAAAACGCAGGCTACCGCACCGCCTGGCAAGTGGAACTCAACCCCATCAACCGGGCTGTCCTTGCCGATCGATTTCCTCACGCCGCCCAGTTCGAAGACGTCCGCCACTGCGGCGTGCACAACCTCAGCCCCGTCGACGTCATCACTGGCGGCTTTCCCTGCCAGGACATCAGCCTTGCCGGCGCCAGACCCAGCAACAAAGACACCCGCGGCCTGCGCGGCCAACGAAGCGGCCTGTTCTGGGAAGTCATACGAATCCTCAAAGAGACACAACCTCGCTGGGTGGTGCTTGAGAATGTCGTTAACCTGCTCGCTATCAACGATAGCCAAGACTTTGAAACAGTCATCCGGGCCCTTGCGGAATGCGGGTATGTGGGATTCTGGCGAGTGCTTAATGCTCAATATTTCGGAGTCCCCCAGCAACGTCGTCGAATATTCCTGGTCGCAGGTCATCGACGAATGCCCCCCATCGAGCTGCTGGCTGACGCCGCGCCAGTGGAAGCAATACCTCCAGCGTCTAGCAAGATCCAATGGCCACGCCCAGCGGATGCATGGGCTGCCAATACTCTATTGGCAAACAAAGCCGGCTCCCAAATCGCTATGGGCTGTACAACTTTCATCGCTCAACCGCACGGATGGCATCAGATGGCTGAGCGGCAGCGAACGTCTGAAGATGATGGGTTTTGCCTCGGACTGGATGCGGCCAACCTTGCAGAGGCTTTCGCTGCCGGAAACGCCGTCGTTACGCAAATCGCGCAATGGATTGCCGAAAAGCTAATCAAAGCAGGTTAAAAAACAAAAGGCAGCGGGGGACTATCGTCTCCGCTGCCTCCAACCACCTCAGTTTTCGCAATTCTCTTGCACCAGACGCAAAAAAACTAAACCCAATTTACCTCACGCCAGAGCCCGAGTTTTTCGCGCTCGGCATCAATTTGCGATGCCACATTCGGACCTCCCCCCTCCCTGCTGTACAAGATCAACGAAAACCAACTCGCGCTCGAAGCCGCCATCATGGAGCTTTCCAACTGGGTCGAAGCCCGCGGCTCAGCCGACGTCGCCGACAACGTGCGCGGCGCCTTGGACACCATCGACAAGAACGAAGAGTTCATCAAGATGACGCTCGCGGTACTGATGACGCTGGAGTGAATTAGCACTGCATCTTATCGCTACCCCGCTACCACCTCGCCTCAAATACTGAGGCGAAACCGTGGATCCGTACGAAATCGAAGACACCCGCAACTGGCTGGAATGTCCTTAATCCTCCCTATCAAAACCAACGTACGTTCGATCTTTTTTAAAGATTTTATGATTGCTGAAACGTATCATCACCGAAATTAGCCGGTTTTAACCGAAATACACTCTGCATTGCACTGCGCCATCTCCGCTGACCTAGGAATTTCTCTATTTCGAGCCAGCTAGCGGAAGAGCAATACATCCAAAGAAACATCCTCACTTAGATGAATATCGATACGCCCCCCTCCAGACGACCCTCCGCTTTCGAGGCGCACGCCCCCGTTGAAAAGAGTATGTTCAACGCAATACGCGCACAAAGTTCAAATGCATGGATGCTAGTCGAGCCTCTGCGATTACTTACTAACAATGAAAAAACTATCAATCTAACCAAGATGGAGTACGCAGTACTCGACTTGTTAATAAGCAGCACAGAACGGATAGTAAGTAATGATGCCATTGCCAAAAAACTAAACAAAAACCTTGACCACTATAAGGGACTGGTGATGTGCCTCAGCAGGCTACAAGCGAAGTTCAAGAGGTCCGCTAGAGGAGATAACCTTTTCCGCTCGGTGAGAAATCGCGGCTACTGCATCGTCCAAACAATACACATTGAGAAGGACTTATCTAACAGGCATACCGCATGCGATGAAAAAACCTGGAAGCGCTGCTCGCCCCCCCCGCCACAGCATCTACTTGCTAGCCGATGCATCTGCCTATTGGGTTGACATATGTAGCGGCTCTGGCACGGAGGAGGTGCCGAGCTTCCATGAAGTGCGGGCGCTGTCGCTGCACCTGTGGAAGAACGCCGGAAACGATGGACAGAAGATCGCAGGGCACGCGAGCGAGGGCATGACCAAAAACTACCAGCGGGACCACGAGAAAATCGTCCGGCCTGAGGCGATACCGGATTTGAATATCAGCGAAATCACTGGGTAGTTTTGCGTAGACCTGAAACGAGAAGGGGGACCAAGCCACTAAGCGCTTGATCTCCTCACGAAATATGGTCGGGACGGAGTGATTCGAACACTCGACCCCTAGCACCTCATGCCGGGGACTGTAACGACCTAAGCTATTGTTTTAGAACGAATATTACCAAGAGTGGCAAAACATTCGATTTTTTGTGCTTATGCAAACGGAAACACGCGGCCTCCAGAGGAGGTTTTGCGCAAGCCACCGCAGGAGAATGACGAGGTGACATTGCGAAACTTTCTGCATCCGCTAGAACTTCGAGATGGCGCAGAATTGTCTGCCCGTCACCTCGAGGAAGGGACATGGCTGTAATCACGAAGAGTGACTTGGTGTACAAGTACACTTGGTCGGCAGATCAAGGCGACAACCCGCATTACACCGGGTTGCTGGATCGCGACAAGGTAGACCGGGACGAGGGACACGAGGTTGTACATTTTCCGACAGTAGTGCCCTCCCTTCCAGGCGTTCTGCCGACCTGAACCCCAAGCCCCTAGTTTGCCCCTGCCCTTACGCACCAGCCAAAAAACCGAGTATTCAGCGTGTTTTTTCCTCCTAAAGACCAAGCGCCGGATATGTATTAACCCTGATACATGAAAGGTTATTATTTGACGCTTTTCTAACAGAGGCACATTGCTATGATCCCGGCAAACTCCACTGCTAGAGGCTCTGAAGTGAAATTAACACCTGCTGAAAAGACCAAGTCTCGGGGTTGGGAATGGGCCTATAAAAAAATCCGGAGTTTTGGTTGCTCTCGAAGAACGGCCCTCTACAGGGCAAGCCTCTATGCTCTTCGAGGTGACTCGGGAGGTTTCTCAAGCGAGCGGAGCTTGCAAAGATTCCGACTACGGCGTTAACCAAGCTGGTCATCACCGGTACGCCATGGCTCGACCCGATCCCCCTTCGGGCTGCAGGGCTGCGGCCACAAAGACAACCCTGACTACAAGACCGGCGCCTGCAAGATCACCATCAACTGCTAAGACAAGCGTTGGAACTCCTTCTCGGGGCGGCATGGGGCCGCGTACGGTGGCCGAGTAGGTCCCTTGATCTCCCCCGACGGTCTCACGCTGGCGTCACACATTCCGCCGCCGACGATGACACCCCGCCCGAACCAATGACATGCATGACCGACTCGACCTGCCAAAGTCTGTTCGCGCTGGCGCGATGGTTGCGCACATCGATCCGCCCCTCGGCGACCATTCCAGGCGTCAGCGGCCGAGTGATGGACATGGTCGATCTGAGCCACGCCCCTGGGCACCACCACCAGGCGACCGTCGACCGGCTCGCCACGGCGCCCAGTTCACGTGCCAAACGCGTCAGTAGGTTCATATCGGATTCGGCGCGCTGGTCGATATGGCTGAAAACATGCTTTGCCAGCTCCGGCGCTACGGCCGCAATGTAGCATGCTCCTTGGCCATCTTGGCGACCAGAGCGCCCAGCGTTTTGGATCGGGCCTCCCTCCGGAAAATCAAGGAACCAACTGATAGGTTGACTGCACTAGACCGGAAGGAAAACACCGGCTATTTACTAGCTTCAATTCAATGTCCTGCGTAAGGGCCCCGAACAATGGTCTTCCCGACCCAATCAACACGGGAACAGTGGTGATCACCATATCGGCGACTAACCCGTCACGCAGGAATGACTGCACCAATTGCCCGCCATCGACATAGACTCGATGCACACCTTGCCTCGCCAGTTCCGCCAGCAGGTCTGAAGGAGTGAGGTTGGAAAAACGCACTTTCCCCTCTAGCGCATTAGGCACCTGTGAATCGGCCAACTGTTGAGACAACACGATTACTGGCAGGTCGTAGAACCAAGTGTCGAAGGTCAGCACTTTCTCATAGCTCCCCCTCCCCATCACGATAGCATCCTTATCGGCGATGAAGCCCAGGTAGCCGTGATCCTCACTCTGATCATCGCGCTGCAATAGCCAGTCAATGTCACCGTCGGACCTGGCGATATAGCCATCTAGACTGATGGCGATGAAAACATGTGCAGTAGTCATAGAAGTTTCCTTATTCAGACGACGCATGACTGACCGCAAAGAGGATAGCAAAACTAATATATAGCTAAATTTCTTAGCTGGTTTTCTACAAATCCCGCTCAAATCAAATGGGTCAAAAAAACCGTGTAGCGTATTTTGATCGCGCGAATAGGCCGTTCACGCTTTGAATTAATCTTCCTTCAACACCGGTTCAACTTCATCGACCGGCAACGAAGCCAACATTTCAGCGCGACAAACCTCAAGGATCTCATCCGCGAGCGCAGAATCATCCGGGCAGGCACGCGACAAAATAATCGCGCCGACAGCACGAGACAGCAGGTCGATCATTTTCTTTCTCCCCTCTCCCGCCTCGGCATCCGGTCCCGTCGGATATTTCTCTCCCAGCGTTTGCAGGGTGTGTTCAATGCCTTCGGCAAATGTCGCTTTCACCTCATCCGATTGACGCGCCGCGTCGCTGCACAACGCGGCCATGGTGCAACCGCTGCCACGTCCGTCCCGATGTTCTCGGGTCACATAGACGTTGATGAAGCCCGGAACATCGAGC